AGGCCCTAAAACATAATTCCATATTAAAATAAAAATCAATACATACATTAACAATGGTCGCCAACTTGCTGCAAACCAACCCGCTTTTGCTTCAGCTTCAACTATTTTAGCAGCTGCTTTGAGTTCCGCTGTGTTAGATTGTAATAATTGAATTTGTAATTGTGCTTTTAATTTTTCTTGTAAATCTTTATCTGGTACAGCTTTATCAATTGTATTGAATAATATTTTAGCTAATGGTGCGACAGCACCTAACATTTGAATCATATTTTAATACCATTTTGATGATCTTTTTTTCTCTGGAAGTATACTTCCTTGGCCTTGAACTAGATCAACTTGAGTTTCTTGAGGATTTGACATTTCAACATCAATTCCACCTTTTAAAGTACCATCTGGATTTGTAAATTGTGCAAAATCAACTTGATTACCATATTCTGATCTTGAAGATAAATTTTTTACAACATCTCCACCTTCTGCCATTGGTTTTCTAGACATTCCAGCTTCTGATAATGCAATTGCAATTGCTTGTTTTGGATTTTTTACTTTTTTAGAAGACTTACCAATATTAAGTTCGCCTTTTTTAAATTCTCTCATTACTTTGCCAACTTTTTTTTGATCTTTTTTCATACTATATTCCTCTTATCTTCATTTGTTGAACGCCTTGTTTTGCAAGACTTACTCCAGCGCGTAGTTTAGCTAATTCTTCAGTTTGTTCAAGCTTATTTTCTTCATTTGTTTGATTCATCATAGCTTTCATTTTGTCTAAATTCAATCTTTCTTGAGCTTCTTTACGTTTTTGCTCGTTTTCCATGGCTTTTAAGTCAACTTCACGTGATTTTAACTTTAAAAGTGGATCAGAATCAAATTGACCTATCAATTTATTCTCTTCATCAGCATAATCTTTAGTCATTTCAGCTATTAATTGAGCTTTTCTTGATTCAATTCGTATAGTTATGCTTTGAATTTGTTGCGCGGCTTGTAGATTTATCTGTGCTTGCTGTTGCAACATAGGTAACTGTTGTAATTCTTGTATAAATTCTATTTGAACTTGCTCTTGAGCCATAATTGAAATGTGTTCAAGTATATTTTTTTGAATAGACATTACAACTGCAGGATTATTTTTAACCATATTTAATTGCATAAAATTTAAATGAGCTTCAATATGTGATTTATGATCTTGTCCTGGAAATGCTTGATAAGGTTGACCCGCCATTGCAGTAATGTGTTCTAAACTTGGATCCATTGGCATTGGTTGTTTTGGTGATGGAAGAATTAAATCTATATTTTTAATTCCAATCGCTTCATACATAGATCGATACGCTTGATAGATGTCATGAATCTGTGGATTAGATTGAGCAAGTTGTAATTGAGTTTGTGCTAAACTAATTCTTTGAGATTGTGAAAATATATTGGGATCTGCAACTGGAAGGATATCAATTTTTTCATCAAAATCTGTTTGTTTAATTTGCCTTTGTCCACCTACAACATCGTAAGGATAAATTGGTGGTAAATAAGTTGCAAACACATTTGCTAATAATTCAAATTCTTGTTTTAACGCTCCATAAATTCTTTTATGGATTGCTGACATGACACGTGAGCCTCTTTCAAGTAATGCCATTGTTGTACCAACAGCTGCTTGTTGATTCATGTCTCCAACTTGTGCATCGGCAATACTTGCAAATCTTTGTCCTGCATCTACTACAATACCCATTAGTTGTAATAATGTTTGATCAGGTCCTTTAAATGGTAATGGCATAAATGCATCACGAAGGTTTCCTCCTGGTGCGTCTACATCTCTGAATTCTCCAGGTTGTAATGGTTGAGCATCATCTCTTACACGAATACCACGCATTTTAAATCCAGATGGTAAGTTAGCTAGAGTTCCCGCATCTAATAATTGTCTTAAAGCTGATGTTGCAGTTCTAGATAGTCCACCAATCATGTGTATTAATCCAAAACCATAGAATCCTAAACCTGGTAAAAATTTAAAGTGTACAAAATAATTTGTTCTATTTTTTAATGAATCATCTGATTTATAATTACGTCTAATAGATAAAACTTCTCTTGAAGATTCTTCAATGGTTACAACATATGGAAGTTTAATTCCTGTAGGCTCACCAGTTTGAGGATCTTTATCTTCAAAACCTTCTAAATCCAAATTAACATGACACTCTAACAAAGTATAAATGTCTTCTTGTTTTTCAACTCGAACACCTTCTAGTTCTCTTTGTTTACTTTTAATTTCATCTTCTTTTAATGGTGGTTGTCCTAGTTCTATATCTCTATAAAAACCATTTACTTGTTGTTTACGTAAATCATTTTCAGAAATTTTAATTACATGAATAACAGCATCTGCATCCTCAAGTGATGTTGCAGAATATGGAACTATTAAATCTTCTGCTGGAATAAATTTAGATACTGCTCTTCCTAAAATTGCGTCATAATAAACTTTTTTAAATGTAGATCCTGATAATGGTAAATAAAATAACATCTGATCAAATTCAGGTTCGTATTCTTTCATAACATTCATAATTTGATAATTCATAAATTCTTTGACTCGCATTGCTTGATCTTCTTTGTTGCGATCCGTTAAACCTATAATTTGTGTTCGCACGGGCCCGTCCGCAGGAAGCAATTCTTTGTAAGCTTGTGCTTGAAACTGTGTTACTGATTCTGCAAGAACTGGATGAGTTACACCTGATGCATTTTTAAATGGTTCTGTTCTTTTTTCATATTTAAATCCTAATAGATCTAAACCATTAGTATATGTCATCTCCCAATCTTGGCGAGAAGATTTATAGTCATTATATTTTTCATTTAATTCAGATCCAATCTCGGTTAAAATACTTTCATCTAAAAATTCTGCAAGATTTGCGTAATGATCTTCTCCTCCTGGAATAGATGCAATACTTGGATCAAAAGAAATTTCTGCTCCACCGTCTTCACTCATATTAATTTCAACAGATGAGTCTTGTGCTTTCTCTACTTGTTCTTGAATAGTTTGTTCTACTTCAGTTTGACCTGGAAGTTCAATAGTCGTTTTTGTATTAGGAAGCGCCTTATCAATTTCTGACATGATTAATTATACCTTCTTCTAAATAGTGATTCAACACCTTGGGATATGGGACCTCTAACAGGTGAAACTGTTTTTGTCAATCCACCATCTGCCATTCTTGTAGGTGTAACGCGAGCCGCTGCTTCTTGTTCAGCTTGTATAGCTCTGTTTATACGAAAGAGAGGACTAATTCCTGATGATCCTTCTGAAACAGATACTGTTGTTCCTCCAGTTGGAATAGATTGTAATCTTGTTAATATTTCTTGTTGCATACTTTGATAAGGTGATAAAAAATTACTTGGTGTTGCAACACTAGGTATATTAATTCGTAAAGTTCTAGCAGCTGCATCTTGTTGAGCTTGCATTGCTCTTTGAGCAATAAAATTAGGACCAAAACCAACTTCTTTTGTTCCAACACGATTAATTTGTCTTCCAGTTATAGGATCATAAAATATTACACCTCTAGCCATTGCTTGTTCTAAAGTTTCTTCTGTTAAATTTTCTTCACCAGGTAAACCTAAATCATCTGGTCTTTGTATTAAATTAAATGAATTTACAGTTCCTCCAACTTGATATCTTGGTCTTTCACGAAACATACTTGCAACACCACCATCTGCTAAATCAACTTGATATTGACGTTGTGTGTCATAAATATTAGGCGTAGGTGAATAAGATCTAGGAGGTGCTACATCTCTTGGTTCAAACATAGGCATTGTATTTAATAAATAATCTTCAAGTGAAAAACTTTGAAGTTGATTTGGGAGTTTAGCTTCTATGTTTTCTAATAATTCTTGTTCGGAATAAGATTTGTATTTGCTTAATGGTTCTTCTGCTTTAGATTTTTTTCTAGCTTTACCACCATTTGCAAAACTAGCTAAACCACCATTTGCATAATCATACGGGTCATTAATATCTGGGTCTGGATATCTATTCATGATATCATCATAAGGAGATTTTTCTATCATCTCTCTACCTGATGCTCTTTCTGCAGCTTTTTTTGTATTTTTTATTTTTCCAGTTCCAATTTTTTCTAATCTTTCAAGATCACTGTAGGCACTATCAATATCAAAATTATCATAATCAAATTCAATATTGCCTATATCATTATAATCTGGTTTTGGTCTATTTTCTATTACAGAAAAATCACCAGGTTCTTTTATTACTTTTCCTGTTGTTGCATCAATATCAGTTTTAGGAGGTCTATAACTTAACTCAAAAGGTGAGTCAGCCACTCCACCATAATTAGATTCAATAGTAATATTTCCAGTTATTTTATTTTCTGTAAGAGTAATTACTTCTAATTTTCCAGTTTCAGAAGGTATTTCTAATTTTTTAACAGTAACCATATCTTCAATTCTTGAAGCTTTAGGAGATATATCTACTCCCTCTTTCATAATTTTGTTAACAAGTGGTGAAAACCAATCAGGCATACCTTCAACTTTAGGTAATACTTTTCCTACAGCTTTTGTAGCTTTGATGGCTGATTTTCCTTTAATTAGTTTTGCTAAAGCAGGTAATGCTGCAACTCCACCTAATAGCTTTAATAAAGTTCTACGATCCATTATTCAGATTCCTTGTTATATAGATAATCATACAATGTGTAAGCTCCAGATGCAATGAGTCCTGGTATTCCTAAAAATCTAGCTGCTCCTGCAATTGTTCTTGGACTTAAACCTAATCTTAATAAAGTATTAAATCTACCAGGAACAGCTTCACCAACATTTTTAAGGGAAGTATAATTCTTTAAAAATGAACCTAAACCCGCCGCTTCTGCAGCAGCTGGTGCAGCAATAGTTCCAGCTTTTTTTCCAAAAGTTTCCATGGTTGCAAGTCCTAAATAGTTTAACGGATCAGTTAATATATCTTTTGTAGTTATTTCTTCATCTAATATTTGTGGCGCTGTAAATGCAGCCGTAGCAAATGGACTTCCTAATCTATAAAATCCTTTTGCAAGAGCTCCAGTTATTGGAGATTTACCAATTGCTTTTCTTTCTTCAATTGTTTTTTTAACATCAGGTAAACCAAGAGCAACTGTTGCTCCTCCAAGCACTGCACCCGCTTGACCAACCATTTTACCTATTTCTACTACTTCTTCTGGTATTTCATTATCTGCTAACCAATATAAAATATCAGATTGAGTTGCTTTAACTTCAGGATTATTTTTTATTACAAAAACTTTTCTAACATCATCATATTCAAGATCATCTGCAAGTTTTGCATCAGCAACTTCTGTAACAGGTGATGTTTGTGGTTGTATTGTTTTTAATTTTTTATCTTCCTCTGTTGTGGTCATAGCTTTAGATGGAGTTGCTGCTAATAAAAGTGGAGTTGCTACTGCTAATCCACCTAATTTAGTTGTTGAACTTAAAGGTATTTTTTTAAAAATATTTTTTAATAAAGGCACTAAATCTGATCTATATTTATTAGCTGCTTTTAATATTGAAGCTTGTCTTTCTTTAGTATTTAATAAATCTTCAAAGTCTTTTGGATCAAAAGGATTTTGTTTATTATATTCTAAAACACTTGGTAAAATTTCGTTGTAAAACAAAGCAGCTTTTTCTGGATTACCACCAAATGTTGTTAATCTTTTTAAAAATCTTTCTGAACCTATTTTTGCTCCAGCTGATTTATATTGAGATAATCCAATTTCTTTTTCTAAACTTTTTATATCTTGATCAAAAATTCCAAAATCAATAGATAGTTTAGGATTAACTCCAACAAGTTCAGAAACAAGACCTCCCGTTTTATCTGGAAGCAAAATAGAACCAACAACTCTTCCTTTTGTTCTTAAACTTTCTGCAAATATTTTTGAATTTACATCATCTAGTTCTTTTAATAATTCAGGTGTTTGACCTTCTTTTAAAATTTTTTCTCCAATAATTTTTTGAATTTTGTAGTAATCATTAATTAGTTTTTCACTTGGTTTTACAATAACTTGATTAATTATAGGAGAATCTAAACCTAATGTGTTTGTTGTTTGAGTTATATTTTTAGCAATACGATGAGCTAAATCTAAATCTTCATATTTTTTAATACGAGCTAATCTTCCTTCAAAAGTTAATGAAGAAGTTTTTTTTAATTTAATGTTTTTTTTTTCTTGAGTTTTTTTTGCAGTTGTTTTTCTCCCTTCAATTGGTATCTTTTTTAAAACTCCAATTTCTCTAGCATTTCCTCCAAGTTGTTCAGGATTAATATTATTATCGTAAGCTATTTTAGATAATTCTCCTC